AAGGTGAAGGAGCTTGCGCGCCAGATGGCCGCGACCGACGCACCCAGCAAAGTGCTGGTGCGCAACTTCGAGGCCGCCAAGCGTGAAGCCGGGCAGCTTAAGGACCGCAACCAGGCACTCACCCAGCAACAGCAGCGTTTGCGCACCGAGTTGCAGGCCGCAGGCGTGCCGCTGCAGGGTATGGCCACGCACCAGGCGGCGCTACGGCGCAAGATCGACGACGCCACCAGTGCCTTGCGGCGGCAGGAGGCCGCGCTCAAGGCACAGGGCGAACGCATGCAGCGGCTCGCCGCGGCCCGCGCGCAGTACCGCAACACCATTGAAATGCGCGACAAGGCGATGACCTTTGGCGTGGGGGCTACCGCAGCCGGCGCCGCCATGGGTGCACCGTTGATCAACGCCGTCCGCGATTACTCCTCGTTCGAGGATGCGATGCTCGGGGTACAGCGCCAGGTGGCTGGAATCGGCGAGGTCGGTAGCACCAGCTACAAGCAGCTTGCCGCCGAGATCCGACTGCTTGGCCGAGAACTGCCGGTCCCCATCAACCAGTTGGCCGACATGTACACGGCCGCCGCCCGCATGGAAGTGCCCCGCGAGGGCCTGCGCGACTTCACCCGCACGGTCACCATGATGGCCACCGCGTTCGACGCGGTACCCGACGAGATCGCCGAGTCCATGGGCAAGGTGGCCAAGAACTTCAAGATTCCGGTCACCGAAATTGGGCGCCTGGCCGATGTCATCAACTACCTTGACGACAACGCTATCAGCAAGGCCGCTGACATCATAGACGTCCTCAACCGCACCTCCGGCATGGCCGCCAGCGTTGCCATTACAGACGCCTCCACCGCCGCGCTGGCATCGACACTGCTCACCTTGGGCGAGCGGGGCGAGACAGCCGGCACTGCGATCAACGCCATCATCCAGAAATTTGCCGCGGCCGAGAAAGGCACCAAGGGTTTCCGCAGTGCAATGGGCGAAATCGGGCTGTCGCTCGGCAGCGTGCAGGCTGGTATGCAGACGGATGCGCAGGGCACCCTGTTTAAGGTCATCGAGGCCATTCAGAAACTGCCGGCAAACCAGCGCACCGGCGTCATGGTGGAGTTGGTCGGCATGGAGCACGCCGATACCATGGCCAAGTTGGTGACCAACACCGAGGAATGGCGGCGCCAGATCGCCCTTGCCAACGACGAAGCGGCCAAAGGATCAATGGAACGCGAGTTCCAGAAGCGCACTGCGGCACTCTCAGCGCACTGGGAGCGGTTCAAGAACAGCCTGTTCGACTTCAACAGCGAGGGGGGCAGCGCCCTGCGTACATCGCTGGTCGGCGTGATGGAGTCGATGGGTGGCGTGCTCGATCGCGTATCGGACTGGATGCGCGCCAATCCGGGTCTGACCGCCGCACTGGTTAAGATCGCCTCCGTCGCCGCGATCATTGTCACCGGGCTGGGCGCGCTGGCGATTGCAATGGCCGCCGTGATCGGCCCGTTCGCGATCGCCACGCTCGGTATCTCCATGTTCTCCGCTGCCGGACTGGGGATGGTTCTAATCGGTGCAGGGATTGTCGCTGCAATTGCGGCCATCGTCGTGGCCGCTTACCTCATCTACAAGCACTGGGGGCCAATCAAGGCGTGGTTCGCCGGGCTGTGGGAGGCCATCAAGGCCAACTTCAACAGCACCGTGGAGTGGTTCGGCGCGCTCCCGTCGCGCTTCGCCGCCTTCGGTACCCAGATGATGCAGGGCTTGGTGAATGGCATCACCGGTGGGCTGGGCGCGGCCAAGGCCGCCATCACCGGCGTGGGTGACAACGTCGTCGGGTGGTTCAAGGACAAGCTCGGCATCCGTAGCCCGAGCCGCGTGTTTGCCGATCTGGGCGGCTTCACCATGCAGGGCCTTGCGCAGGGGCTTCAAGCCGCGTCGGGTTCGCCCCTAGCCGTGGTCTCGAAAGCCGCTCGCGGGCTGGTTACTGCTGCGGGCATCGGGCTGGCCGGAGTGGCGGCTGCGGGGCAGGGCGGTATCACCATCGACAAGCGCCCGCCGCTGGGCGCACCTGGTGCATCGGCGTCCGCAGCCGTTTCCAATCACTACGAGATCCACATCCACGCCGCACCCGGCATGGACGAGCGCGCACTCGCTCGCGCCGTTGCCACCGAACTCGACCGCCGCGAGCGCGCACGCGATGCCCGCGGCAGATCCTCACTCTCCGATCGCGACTGACACCATGGACATTTTCGACAAAGCCACCGAGCTTGAGGAGCAAGAGCGCGACCGCGCCCTGCATCATCGCCGCCCGATCGGTCCGGAGGCCACCGGCGTGTGTCTCAACTGCGAACGCCAGCTGCCCGACTCTCTACGCTGGTGCGACGCCGAGTGTCGCGATGAATGGGAGACCTTCCGGTGAGCATGATGTCCCTAGGGATGTTCGTTTTCGAGCGCTCGAGCACGCCGTTTCAGTCGATGCAGCACCAGCTCGGTTGGCGGCACCCGGTAAATAGCCGGGTAGGCGTGCGGCCGGCACGGCAGTTTCTTGGCCCTGACGACGAGACCGTGACCCTGGCCGGCGTACTGCTGCCTGAGATCACCGGTGGCGAGCCCCAGATCGACGAGCTGCGCGAGATGGCCGACGAGGGCGGGGCATGGCCCTTGATCGACGGCAACGGCCGCGTACATGGCGTGTTCACCATTACCGGCCTGAGCCTCACCCGTACCGTGTTCTTCGAGGACGGCACCGCCCGCCGTATCGAGTTCAGTTTGTCGCTCGCCCGCGTCGACGACGATATCGGCGTGCTCACCGCCGGCACTTCATCCGACGTGGCGATCGCATGAGTCACAACCACCCGCGGCCGACTTACCGGGTCATCCTCGACCAACGCGACATCACGCCACTGATCGACCCCCGCCTGATCGAGCTGGTCCTCACCGACAATCGCGGCTTCGAGGCCGATCAGCTCGACATCACGCTTGACGATGCGGATGGCGCGCTGGAGATCCCGCCCCGTGGCGCCGAGATCCGCCTCGAACTCGGATGGGTTGGCGCCGCCCTCGAGGATAAAGGCAGCTACACCGTCGACGAGGTGGAACTCACCGGTGCCCCGGACAAGATGACCATCCGCGCCCGCAGCGCCGATCTGCGCCAGGGCCTGACCACCAAGCGGGAACAGAGCTGGCACCAGACCACCCTGGGATCCATCCTGCGCAGCATTGCCCAGCGCAACGCGCTCACCGCCGTCGTCAACGGCGTGTTCGACTCCATCGCCATCGCCCACATCGACCAGACCGACGAGAGCGACGCCAACTTCCTCACCCGCCTGGCGCGAGACTACGACGGCATCGCCGCGGTCAAGGCGGACCGCCTGCTGTTCATGCCGGCAGGGCGGGGCACCACAGCCAGCGGGACACCTCTCACCGCCGTCACGATTATGCGCAGCAGCGGCGACAGCCATCGTTTCGTAGTCGCGGACCGTAACGCCTACACCGGTGTGCGCGCCTACTGGCACGACACCCGCACCGGGCGGAAGGAAGATGTCATCGTGGGCACCGATGAGGCGCCCGAGGCCCCGGCAACCACCGAGCCCAGCGCAGGCAACCTCAAAACCCTGCGCCACACCTACGCCAGCAAAAGCAACGCGGAGAGGGCCAGCAAAGCCGAATGGCAGCGCCTGCAGCGCGGGGTGGCAGAGTTCAGCATCACACTGGCTCAGGGCCGGCCCGAGCTGATCCCGGAGTTGCCCGCCCTGGTGCGCGGCTTCAAGCCGCAGATCGATCAGGCGGAATGGATCATCAGCCGGGTAACGCACCGGCTGACCGATGCGGGGCTGACCACGGTGCTGGAGATGGAGGTGTTGGCGCGGGAGCTGCCGGACTGAGGCTTATCCGTATTTAGTAACAAAAATGATTACTTTCTGCTTGTGGGTATAATCATTTTTGTTTATATTTCGAGCCACTTTCACAACACAGGAGATGCGGTGAAGCAAAGCGAGTTCGTCCGGTGGCTTACGGCTCAGGGCGCAACCTTCAAGGACGGCAGCAAGCACCTGAAGGTTTACCTGAACGGGAAACTAAGCCACCTACCGCGGCACCCATCGGCAGAGCTGAAAACAGGCTTGGTCGAAGGGGTAAAGAAACAACTCGGACTCAAGTGAAAAGGGCGCCCCGAAAGGGGTTGCCCGTCACCGGATCTCTATCAACTTACAAGGGGAATCATGATGCGTTATCCAGCTAAGTTTGCCGAAGCCCCGGAAGGTGGCTTCGTTGTTACCTTCCGGGATATCCCGGAAGCGATCACTCAGGGGGACACCGAAGCCGAAACTATGGAAATGGCCGAGGATGTGCTCATGTCGTCGATGGAGCACTATTTGGAAGAGCGGCGTACGGTACCGGCGCCTTCCAGTCCTGAGGCGGGGGAGCGCCTGGTGCATCTGCCGGCCAGCGTGGCTGCCAAGGTGTTGCTGCTCAATGAGCAGCTGGCGCAGGGTGTGAGTAATGCCGAACTCGCCCGCCGTATGGGTACCCGGCCGCAGGAGGTGCAGCGGATCACCAATCTGGGTCACGCCACCAAGATCGACACTATCGACCGCGCCATGCGTGCGCTGGGCAAGGAACTGATGCTCGTCGCTCAGTAATGAAAAGGCCCGGCACAACGGTCGGGCCTTTTTCACGTGCAACGCCCTCTATGCTACCTGTGGAGGGCGTTTGCCTTTGTCGTCCACATCAAAGTCCACCATCTGCGCAAAAAGCCGCTTGTACCAAGCTAACGCCGTCACCTTATCGTGCTGGTTGGCCGCTGCGGCAATGTCGTTCTGGCACAGCACCACTAAGGGGCGCAGCACCGGCGGCTCGCCGGCCTCGGTTTCGGCAATGCGCGCCCGCCAGGCGTTGATCTGCGGCTCGGTGTAGTCGTAGTCGCCCGCCCGCAGGATCTCCGCCTCGATGCGCTTGTAGCTCTCGGCCAGCGCGGCATGGCGGCGGGCCTTGTCGGCAAAGCCGAACACCAGCGAGATCGCGGCCGTGCCCGTCACCGCCACCGCAGCCACCTGGACGATGCCCGCGTCCGCGGCCGCCGCAAAGGCGGCAGAGCCCCCGATCAGCGCCACCGCGTTGGTGGCACGGTCCATCCAGTCAAAAAAGCGCTCGCGGCGCCGGTGGTAGCGGGTGGACAGCTGGCACCGGTACAGCGTGTTGTGGCGCAGCGCCCAACCGTGGTCGGCCTGCGCTTCCGACATCGTCACCGTTTCGGCCTGGGTGGAGGCTCGGTGGTTTGCTTGATCGGCTCCACGTTCCATGGTCTGTTGCTCTCCCGAAAGCGTTCTTCGTTCAGGTGCTTGTTCGAATCGTCGCGCTGCGGTGAGGGTACGCCTCCACCCTTCTTGTTGTCATTTGGTGTTCTGGTCATTCTAATGGCTCCCTTGGTGTTGATTCATTGATCGCGTGTTCCTTCAGCCTTCTCAGCGAAACCACTGTTCCTGATTGATCGACTTATTTTGCGGGTCGAGTGCCATCTTCGAAGCCCATCGGAAAGGGCTTTGGACCTCCCCGGTTTCCAGCGATACAACTGTTCCAGAGATCCGATCGAGCCGGAATGTTCTTCGTGCACGTCGTTCTCGACACCATCCCTCAAGATAGCTCTCGTCGACACCCGTCACTTCTACTTCGCGTGTGGATGCATCTCCGTCACGGTCCTCATAGTCGAAGCGGATTACGTCGAGGTACTGCCCGTCTTTGGGGCGACGTCCGCCGCCACGCTTTGAACGAATTCTCGGCCGTTCTTGACCGACTGCATCAGGCACACTTGGAACGGACTGGGGCGCCTGTGGGGGGAGTTTTCGAGCCTCACGCCAGACCTCCCACCACATAAATCCGGCGTAGCCCGTGCCAGCCACGGCATACAGAATTCCCCACTCGCCGACGAGCGTTACGAGCCCAACTCCGGCGCCGAAAAAAGCAGCGACCCCGGTCCTTCCAGACGATCGTTCTCCGTTGAGGCGTCCGAGCAGAATCGACCCATGCCATATGAGGAAAAACGTGGCGAGCCCGAGGAGGATGGCAATCACTGTCTTCCGCCTCTTTTCTTCACTGCCCATGCCTTTAGGGTATGTTCACGCTCCACTTCCCCAGCATTTCGATAGCGAAATCTCAGCGCTGCCATACGTCCCCCATCACCAGTTGGCCGACGTGCCACACGCACGCCTGGCGTGTATTACCGCTTCTTTTTTGGATCGGCGTGGGTCTTGCTGCCGGCGATGTCCACGCTGCCGTTGAAGGTGGCGTCACCTTGGACGATCTGCCCGACGGTCCCCTCTACGTTGGATGTTGTTGTGCCGTCCGCACCGGCAGGCTTCCGTTGCGCCGACTCGCTTGCCCTCTCGGCGGCGAATTCTGCGTCTCTCGCTGCCTGGTAGCGCACATCGCCTTCGCCCTTGATTTCGTGCCGGTAGTAGCCTGGGTAGCGCCTCGCACTCCCGACGCTGTTGCGCACCGCGTTCGATGACTGTGCGATCAGGGCCGCGAACACTGCCTGCTTGAGAGCCTCTGGTGCATCGTCATATGCCTCGAGCAGGTTCTGATGCTCAATTGACATCGCGTCGGTACCACGAGTCCCGGTAAGCAGATACATCAGGTCAAACCCAATCTGCTCCAACCGCATGAGGTATCCGACGTCTGGGCTCCGTTCATTGGCTTCGTACTTGATCTGAGTCGTCTTGCTGACCTGCACGCGCGCGCAGACGTCTACCTGCTTGAACCTCAAGCGCTCGCGTTCTGCCACGAGCCTGCCGCCAAAAGTCTCCATTTCTTTACTTTTTTCGTTGACAGGTATCGTTTCGCTTACCATAATCGTGCCTATGTTCTCTCTAGGGCCACATCTTACCGTCATGCCCAAATCTCAAGAAGTGAAACGTCCGCGCCGCCGTGCACCTAATGGTGTGGTTTCCCAGAGCCGCCTGCGCATGGCTCTCCGTCCCGATGAGCTTGAGGAGCTTGAACGCCGCGCCGATGCTGACGGGCGGACCCTCTCCGCGATGGCGCGCATCTTCATGGTCCGCGGCATGGTTGCCAGCCGAGACGAGCCAGGCGCACTGGCGCACCTTCAGGACATGTCCTGACCATCACAAAGAGGAGATCACCCATGAAGCACATCGCCATTTCCATCGAGTACGCCGGGCTGATGCTGCCGGTGGTGAAGAACGAACAGAACACCGAGATCGTCCCTTTCAAGCCTCTGGTGGGCGTCTTTGGACTGGACTGGATGACCCAGTACAAGAAGATTCAAAGCCCCTGGATGACGCGCCATCTGGGTGTGTGCGTAGGGCTTATGCCCTATGCGGGCGAGGGAAAGCGGGAGATGGTCTGCATCCGCCTTGACCGCGTTGCCACCTACTTGGCCACCATCAATCCAGACCGTGTGCGAGCGAACGGCAATACTGATGCAGCGGACTTCCTCGAAGCCAAGCTAACCGAATGGGCCGACGCCCTACACGACTACGAGACCTTCGGCAGTGCGCACAACCCGCGTCATGCCGATGCCCTGCTCGCAGCCCGTCGCGCCAACGCCATAGCCAACGTGGCCAAGATCAAGGATGCGATCCTGCGGCGACTTGCGCTGGCCGAGCTCGGCATCGACCTCGCGGCCGGCGCGCCGCCGGCCCCGCCGTCGCCCAATGGGGATCTCTTCGACCGGTTCCAGCACAACTGACGCGGGCGAAACACCGTGGTCCGTAGCCGCTTCCGCAAGCATCTCGTCGAGCAGCTTTCCCGCCAACCAGCGAATCAGGGCAGTTCGCGCTTCCCTGATCTGGCGCTCACGGGGCGTTTCGTCCTCGGGGATGAAGGGGATGAACTGTTTTCGGGCGGCTTTCGACCGGGCCATGGTGGGTTGTTCCACAAGGTGTTGAACCGATTTTCAGCGACCACGGCAATGAACACATCATTCGATTTCGGGGGGCGGGCATGAGCCTGCAAGACGCTTTTTACCGAACCGTGCATGACTACCCTGGCGGCTGCGAGAGCCTCGCTCCGCGTATGGGCACCACCCCGGCGGTGCTGCGTAACAAGGCCAACCCGCACAGCACACAGAACATCCCCTCGCTGCGCGATGCCGATCTGGCCATGGCGCTGTCGGGCGACTACCGCATCCTGCATGCGCTGTGCGCTAACCACAGTCATGTGGCGATTCGGGTGGATGAGCGCGGTGACAGCGGAGACCTTGCCGTGCTTGAGCTGATCACCCATGTGTGGTCGGCAAATGGCAATGTAGGCGCAGCGGTGGATGCCACGCTGGCAGACGGGCGAGTTGAGATGCGAGAGCTTCATGAAGTCGAGGCTGCGATCTACCGCAACCACCAAGCCCTGCTCAGCATGTTGGCAAGGCTGAAGGAAATGGCCGAGCCGGCCGTCCATGGGTGCTGAACATGGCTGACCATGACTGCAAATCCATTGCCGAGGCACGTTTTCAGCGCGGCAATCGCCGCAGCGGGGTGTATCAGGCGGGCTTTCTGGATGCGCTGGAGTTTAAGCTGAACCAGCGTGCCCGGCCGGTACTGCGCTGGGCTGAAGGTTCGGTTGAGTTCGACGCCTACTTTGCAGGATGGGACGAAGGCCTTTTTCGGGCTTGCGAGTTGACCAAGCCCGAGGGGTTCGGACGATGACCACCCCGTTGCCCGCCGACGACATCAAGCCCCGTAGCCTGCCGCTGGGGGTGGCCGCGAGCTGCCCTCACTGTGGTACGCGCGCTCACATCCGCACCAGCCGACTGCTGACCGAAACCTACCGTGAAGGATGGGCGATCTGCACCAACTGCGGCTTCAAGGGAAAGATCCACGTGGCCTGGGATGCCGAGGTGACACCAAGCCTGCAGCCCAATCCGCGCGTTGCACTGCCCAAGCTCGCATATCGCGACGCGGTTGAGCAGTTCTTTACGGACAGCCAGGCCGGCAAGGCCCAACTGGATTTGTTTGTCAGCAGCGGCTGACAGCGACCGCTGAGCCCGGCCACTGAGCCCGCCCGCTTAGCCCTCTCCCAACTCGTACCCCCGCCTTCATGCCTGTTTTCAGGCGTGAGGGGTTCTCTTTGCCTGACGATCCATGAATCCAAGCCTTCACCGCGAAATCACTACCCGCCTGCTGCGCGACTACTCGTTCAAGGAAGAGGCGGGTTGGCTGCGCAAGGGCGAGTGCCCGGCCTGCGGCAAAAAGGAGTATTACGCCCGCGCCGATGCCCCCTGGGTGCTGCGCTGCGGCCGGCTGCAGAAGTGCGGCCACGAAGAGCACATCAAGGATGTGTACGCGGATCTGTTCGAGAGCTGGAGCGAGCGCCACCCCGTCACCCCCGAAAACCCCAACGCTGCCGCCGACGCCTACCTGCGCGAGCACCGCGGCTTCGATATCCAAATGCTGGCCGGCTGGTACACCCAGGAGAACTACTGGAACCCCGAGTTGCAGCAGGGCAGTGCCACCGTGCGCTTTGCGCTGCCGGGCGTCGGCTACTGGGAACGACTGATCGACCGCCCGCAGCGGTTCGGCAAGCGGAAGGCCACGTTTCGGGGCAGCTACCAGGGGACCTGGTGGCAACCCCCGGGCATGAGCTTTACCGGGCTGGAGGAGATCTGGATTACCGAGGGCATCTTTGATGCGATCGCGCTGATCCTGAACGGCGTGCCGGCGGTGTCGACACTGTCGTGCAACAACTACCCCGAGGCCGCGCTGACGGCACTGGGCGAGCAGATTGGCCTGGGGCGGCCAAAGTTGGTGTTTGCCTACGACACCGGTGATGCGGGGGAAAGCTTCACCAAAAAACACGTGCAGCGGGCCATCGAGCAGGGCTGGAAGGCAAGCGCGGCACAGCCGCCCAAGGGGCGTCGCAAGTATGACTGGAACGAGCTGCATCAGCTCGATCGCCTGAGCAAAAAGGATCTCGAGGATTACCGCCACTTTGGCGCACTGCTGCTGGCCGCAACGCCCGCCGAGAAAGCCAACCTGATCTACAGCCGGCATGGCTGGAGCGCGTTTCCGTTTGATCACGACAAGCGGCTGTACTGGTGGAAGCTCGACCTCGAAAAGATGAACAAGGTCGAGGAGGGCATCGAAAAGGCACACCCCGACAAGACGGTGGATGAGATCCGTGAGCAGGCGTTGATGCAGAGCAACACCGTGGTGGAGATCTGCAATTGCCTGCCCACACCGCTCTACTACCTGAAGAACGAGATCACCGACGAAGCCTGGTACTACTTCCGCATCGAGTTTCCCCACGATGCGCCACCGGTGAAGAACACCTTCAGCGCGGGACAACTGGCCGCTGCGGCCGAGTTCAAGAAGCGGCTACTGCACAGCGCGGCCGGCGCAATCTGGACCGGCAGCGCCGGGCAGCTGGATCGCCTGCTGTCGCGTTGGACTTACAACATCAAACGCGTCGAGACCATCGACTACATCGGTTATTCGCTGGACCACGGCGCGTATGTGTTTGGCGACGTGGCGGTGCAGGGCGACAAGCTGGTGGAGGTGAATGATGAGGACTACTTCGACCTCGGAAAGCTCGCGATCAAAAGCCTGAGCCGGTCGCTGAAGCTGGATATCAACACCGACTTGAAGGTGGCGGATACCGGCTGGTTCGACAAGCTGTACTTCTGCTTTGGGCCGCGTGGGGTGATTGCGCTGGCCGCGTGGTTCGGCTCGCTGTTTGCCGAGCAGATCCGCCACCGGTTCGAAAGCTTTCCCTTCGTCGAGATCGTGGGTGAGCCTGGGTCGGGCAAGAGCACCTTGCTGGAAGCGCTGTGGAAGCTGGTCGGGCGCGGGGGCTACGAGGGTTTTGACCCGATGAAGGGTTCGCAGGTGGGCTTCATGCGCACCATGGCCCAGGTGTCGAACCTGCCGGTCGTGCTGATCGAGTCAGACCGTGAGCCCGCAGCGGACGGTAGCAAGGGCAGGGTGAAGGAGTCGTTTCACTGGGACAGCCTGAAGTCGCTCTACAACGGCGGCAGCTTGCGCACCACCGGGGTGAAGAGCAGCGGAAACGATACCTACGATCCGCAGTTTCGTGCGGCGTTGTTCATCAGTCAGAACAACCCGGTGCAGGCCAGTTTGCCGATCATGGAGCGGATTGTTCATCTGTGGTTCGACAAGAGCCGGCAGAGCGAAGCGGGGCGCGAGCAGGCCCTGGCGCTGGGGCGGATGACGGCGCGCGAGATGTCGGTGTTTCTGCCCAAGGCGTTGCTGAAGGAAAAGGCAGTGCTTGGCTTGGTGGAGTCTCACCAGCGCGGCTATGAGCGTGAGATAGCGGCGGCTGGCAGCAAGAACCAGCGGATCCAGAAGAACCACGCGCAGCTGATGGTGTTTGTTGATGCGCTGAGCCTGGTGACCACCATCACGAGCACCCAACAAACCGAGGCCAAGGCTCTGTTGGTGCAGTTGGCGAAAGAGCGTGAGCAGACGCTGCAGCGCGATCACCCGGTGGTGGAGGCCTTCTGGGAGGCCTTCGAGTACCTGGACGGTACGGGTGAGGACGAGAACGGCGTGCTCGAGGGCGAATCCCGGCTTAACCACAGCCGCGACCCCGCATACATCGCCGTGAACCTGAACCACTTCATGCAAGTGGCGGCAGATCGCCGCCAACAGGTGCCGCCGCTGACAGACCTTAAGCAGCTACTCAAGACCAGCCGCCGGCCCAAGTTCATCGAAGCCAACTGCGCAATCAACTCTGCAATCAACGGCCGACACAACGGGCGCTGTGCGGACGCTGCCGACCGACGCCCGAGCACGGTCAGGTGCTGGGTTTTTAAGTTGGAGCCCTGACATGGCCGAGCACATTCCCGCCACCGATGCAGAGCTGCGCTGGGCCTATCGCATGAGCCGCTTTCAGGCTCTGGGCATCACCTACGAGCAAGCCGTGGCCACGCCGGTGCTACGCGCCGCGCTGGAGTTGGGCGCGACGATCCGCCGCCGGCGCCGAGCCCGAGCAATTCCCCCCAACACCGGCGCTGGCATCGAACGCAGCCAGCCCGATTACCGCAGCACCACCCACTGAGTTCGTTACGCAATAGGAGGCGTTATGAGCATCACCATTCACAACCCGTATGTGCCGCGGCTGATCCGCGCGGCTTTTGACCTGCAGCAGTTGATCAACAGCAATGCCATCTTCGAGGCGTACGACGGCGATGAGGGCAAGGCCCTGCCTGTCTCGACCGCGATCGACGAGTTCAATGCGGCCTGCGGTCAGGTCAGCGTCGGGCAAAAACTTGACCAGGCCAATCCCTACCTGGTGCATCGAGCCGAGATCCTGGGCGGCTACAGCACGGCCCAACGCCTGGCCAGCCTGGTGCTGCATCTCCACAACGGTAACCGGTGGATGCCCGACTTGCCGTCGCTGCTGGGCAACGCCGACGAAAACCATACGGCCATCGCCCTGCGCTGCATCGCCTGGTACGCCGAGAAGGGCGAGAACTGCCCGGTCTTCATGGCGCTGGCGCGCGAGATCCTGCGCCGCGATCACCCTGAACTGAGTGACGACTGATGGAGGCGACCATGTGCAAGAACACATTCCGCGAGGCGCTGACGCAGATCGGTATCACCGAGCAGTCCCGCCGCCTGCAAACCGCATGCGATGAACTGAAGCTGGAGCTGATCCCGCTGGCCAACTGCCAGCCGGCGCAGATGGCCGCCCTGGCTGAGTCGATGGCCAAGGTGTTGGTGTTGGTTGAAGTGCTTGCCCCCGTCGTGGGCAGGGGGCTGATCGGCTTGGCCGAGTGCGACGCGCTGCAGTCGATGCAGCGCGAGATTCATCACGCGGCAAGGAGGGCTTGATCATGTCAGCCCTGTTCCGCCGCCTTCGCGTGTGCTGGTTGCGCCGCCGCCTCGAAGTGGCCCGTGCTCAGCTGGCATGGACATTACAGCACGTACCGGAGTGCCTCCACCGTCAG